GCTCAATCCAGGCGTCGAAGTGAGACGTGGCCGTGCGCGCGTACTCGGGGACGTAGAGCGGCGGCTTCCGCTCGTCGATGATCTTGGGGCCCCACTCGCGCAGCAGCGGCCCGGCCTCGTGCGTGTCGGCGGGCGCGGCCGGCGCAAAGCGGGTGTCGCCCTCGAAGGCTTCGGCGTACCACTCCTCGAGCCGGCCCTTCTTCATCACGGCGACCAGGCGGTCGCGCAGCAGCTCGGCCTCGGCGCGTGCGACCGGATCGTCGGCCTTGTAGCCGGTGGACTTCTTCCACTGCTGTCCGCGGTAGCGGAACGCGAACGACAGCGTGCCGTGCTGGTTGACGAACAGCCAGCAGCCCATCAGACGGCCTCTTTCAGGGCGCCCAGATTGCAGCGGCCAGGCGCTCGACGCTGCTGCTTCCGGTGCGCCGCGATCAGCGGTTCGTCCTCGCCGCGGAGGTAGGCGTCGAAAGCAGCAAGCACGATCAGCGGGCGGGAGTTGCGCGGACGGGTGAAGTGGACGTGCTCGACCAGCGTCCCGTTGCGCATCAGGTTCTTGATGCGACCAACGGTGAAGCCGCTGAACGCCGCAGCCTGCGCAAGGCTCAGGTAGGGGCGCACGTCGGCGCCATACCCGCCTCGCCTGTTCTCCACTACCGCCGCCATCACCCGTCTCCGCCGCGACTCACGTCCGCGGCCGTACGCCCCTCACTCAGCTAGGCCGGCTCGCCCCGGCCGCGTTGTCCTCGATCGCGATGCCGTGTTCGCAGTCCCCACCGCTGCACGGCTGTCCCCGTTGTGCTTCTGCTACCTGACCACCCCCCCCGCCCGCCGGCGCCGTCACCTCCCGCATCGCCGCCAACTCCTCGCGGTAGCTGGCGCCGGAGTCGTGAGCGGCGAGGAAGGCGGTCACCGCCGCGTGCAGCTGCTCCGCTCGCGCCTCGGCGTTCCGCGCACGGTCCTCGATGTTGGTGAGCAGCATGTCGTCACGGGCGCCGCGCTCGCGGAGCTGGTCGCGCTCTGCTTCCGTTCGCGCCAGTGCCGCAGCCAGCTCCGCGCACCGCGCCTGCGCGTCGATCAGCCGCCCGTCCAGGTGGTCGGCCATGATCCGTGTCGCATGCGCCTCGCCAGCCGGGCACTCGCACGACGACTGGCCGACGGCGAAGCCCTCTTCGCCGTACTCGTAGACCCAGCCCCGGCCGTCGCAGCGGATGCAGGTGCTCATTCGCGCGCCTCGCTCGCTCGCTCCGGCGCCAACGCGCGCAGCGCATCAATCAGTTGCCAGATGGGCACCGGCACGCCGTCGAGGTCGTGGCCGTCGCACGCCGCATCAAGGAGTCCGATCAGGCGCATGGCGGCCTCCGTCGTCCGCCACGACGGCCAGCGCTGCGACCGCGACCCGCTGCCCCAGCAGTGGTTGCAGACGGCGCGAGTCGGGCGTGCCCCGCCAATGCCGCCGCGCCACGTGGCCGTCGTCGCGTACGTGACGTAACCGGACCCGCTGCACGGTGCGCAGGCGTCGCCATCCTCGATGTCGCGCGTGCGCCCGGCACCGTTGCACTGATCGCACGGTTCCCCGGCGCTGCCGGCGAAACGATCCACGCCTGTTCCGTCGCACGCCCGGCACTCGTCTGTTGCCATCAATGCCCCCTCTCCATCCCCACCGCCTCCCGCCGCAGCGCCCGCAGCCCTGGCGTGCCCAGCACCTCCAGCATCGCCGCCGCCTCGCGCTGGATGTCCGCCAGCGCCGCCGCACGACGGCGACGGTCGCGGCGGGCGACCAGGACGCCGACTGCGATCACGACGGCGTGGGCGAGGAGGGTGCCGAGGAAGGCGGCGGCGAGGGTCAGCATGGCCGCAACCCCTTGTGCCGCACGCCCTCCCGCGCCACGACACCTGGCGTCGCGGTGATGCGACTACGAGATGTAGCGTCGCGGCATAGCTGCCGAACACTCGAAATCGCGGTTGACGAAGCTGATACGCAAGCGGTAGATTCTGGCTTCGCCTTTTCATCTCCCGAGCAATTCGGGGGCCAGCACACATCTCGACATACCAGGTGGCCGATTCGGGCCGCAGTGGGAGTCGTGTGCTCAGCATGATACATGGGGGCCATCATGCGATCGGACAGTGACGCGGGGCGGGATGCGGTGAGGGGCCGCCGGCGGCAGGCGCCGTCGGGGCGCAAGGTTGCCAGGGGGGCCGAATTGAAATCGGCAGCGCTCCGCATGTTGATGCGTGTCGCGGGAGACACGCCATACGAGCCCGCATCGCTCACCGGCGCAGATGCGACGATCTGCCGGCTGCTGCGGTTGGGGGCGAGCGAGCGCGACATTCGCAACGCGCTCGGCTGCTCGCGGGACGAGCTGGTGGCAGCGCTCTGGCGCATCGCCAATTAGGCCGCCTGCGCGCCGCCGCCCGCCGCTTCGCTCTTCGGGCGCTTCAACAGCTCTTCGATCTCCACACGGAGGAAGTCGGACACCGTCCGTCGGTCTTGTCGCGCGCGTCGCTCGACCGCCTTCCAAACCTTGTCAGAGAGCCGAATCGTCCTCGGTTTCAGGCCCGTTTGATCCGCCATGTTGTATGCGATTAGCATACGGGGCGCGAAGGCTGCAAGCCCGAAAAAAAATTCGCGCAGGCTCCGCGACGAATCAGTGGACGTCGAAGGCGACCATCGTCCATTCGTCGCCGGTGTAGCGGGCGCGACAGGTGTAATAGGTGCGGATTTCGCCGCCGAATCCGTTCGTCGCGTCGACGTAGGAGGAGACGACATACGTCCGGTTGCCCACGGCGCGCGCCGTCGCCCAAGGAAACGTGGCGCTGCCCGGCGCCACGAGCGCTCGTCGCATCCGGTCCTCACAGAAGGCCACGGCCTCGTTCTCCCGCTCCACCTTCCCTTTTGGCTCCGAACCGCGGGGGCCGCCGTTCTTGGACAGGAGCGCTCCGAGACCGACGATGAATCCGACCGTCACGAGCGGAACAAAGGCGGCCCGGAACCAGCGCGGCGCGGCACCCCCTTGCGGCGCCGCGCGGCCCAGGTCGTGACCGAGCGGCGCCGGCCTGATCGCGGGCGCCAACGCCTGTAGGCCGGCAGCGATCGCCTGCGCGGCACGGACGCCGCTGAGCATCCGCTCGGAATCCCGCAGGGTCCCGTCGGCAGCGAGCTGCGCGAAGCGCTCGTTCAGGCGCTCAGACGTTGTCCTGGCATCTGCGGGGACGCTGCCGGTTGCGCCGGCAGCGTCAGCGGCGGCGCGGCGGGCGGGATCGCTGGCGAAAGGATAGCCACACTGCGGACACGCAGCCGCGCGGTCCGACACCCTTCGCCCGCACTCCGGGCAGGCCACGAGCGCCATCTTCGCCAGCTCGCGCGGCGGCGCTCAATCTCCGTCGTCCCTACCGGACTGGCGTGGTCGCCGGGCGTCGTCCTGGGCCAAAAACCGTTCCCAGTCGAAGTTTTCGAGCGCCTTGATCCGAATCAGCGTCCCCGGCTTTGTGCCTGTTCGCTTGGCCAACCGCCGGAACGCCTCGATCTGCCGCGCGGAGAAACGCACCGTGGTGATCTGGTCGTATTTCTCCTCGTCGGCATCGTCGTCGAGGTCGACCTTCTGCCCGCCGGTGTCTGACCGTTTCGTCATATGCGCTGCGTACTTGAGCCCATGGAACAATCGGGTCCACCGGGCAAGCCCATGCCCGGGATGAATCCGCTTGACGTTGGTGTGCGATTCGCATACAAACGAATACGTGAGCGCGATGCACAACATCACGGAGGCGGCGGTGGCGGTGAAGGCGGCGCGGACTCCCCAGGGCTATCGGTACACGGGCACGGCGGCCATTCGGGAGCGACGGCGCCTGATTCAAGCCAAGGCGCATCGCGCGATGCGCGCCGCGCTCGCGGAAGGCCGCATCCCGCCGGCGGCCACGCAGGTCTGCGCCGATTGCGGCGGGAGCGCCGATGTCTGGCACCATCCCGACTATCGCAAGCCGCTCACCCTGACGCCGCTGTGTGACCCCTGCCACGCAAGGCAGCCCATGGCGAAGCCCTGGGCGCCGCCGGTCACGAAGCAGGACCCGATTGCGGACCGGATGCGCCCGTTCGTCGTGTGGCTGTCCCGCAAGGAACTGCACGACATCAAGAAGGCGCGGCGTTACCAGCAGTCCGTTGAGGCCTTCATCCGGCGCGCCGCGATCGTCCACGCATCGCACGGCGACCCCAGCGAGATGCGCTGGAAGCTGCACGCGCTGCAGGAGCTGGTCGAGGCCAAGTCGCTGGCCCCCGTGCTCACCCCCGAGCTGGAGCGCGCACTGTTCGTCCTGTCGGACACGATCGCGACGATCAAGTCGAAGCGGCTGGCTCACAAGCTCGCCACCACGGAGGCCGCATGACGAACCCAACGCACCCCGCCACCGCCCATCTCATCGAACCCGAGCAGCTTCCCGGCTGCGCTGTCTGCGGTCAGCCGTTCGACCACGGCTGCAACATCGGGGTCTGCTCGCAGGCCTGCCTGGAGGCGGCGGAGGCGGACGAGCCGGTGTGCGAGCGCTGCGGCAGGCCGGAGCACGAGATGGCGAGCCCGGCCTACGCACCGTACTGCTCGGCCGCGTGCCGCGCCCCCCTCACCGTGCGCGGCATCCTGCCCCACTGCCGCGCCTGCGATGCGCTGCTCTGGCCGGTCTACTGCGACGGCGCGCTCGACGACATCGAGGGCGCGACGACGGGCGACGAGTACGGGACGTGGGAGTGCGGCGAGTGCGGGGCCGCGTTCACGACCGACGACATGCTCGCGGCGGTCGCGTGGGCGGGGGAGGTGCGATGAAGATTTACCGCATCGACGGCAGTGTCGCGTGGGAAGGGACGGCCGAGACGCTACGCGATGAGCTGAGTGCGGCAGCTGCGAGCGGCGCCAACCTGCGCGGCGCCGACCTGCGCTTCGCCGACCTGCGCGGCGCCTACCTGCGCGACGCCTACCTGAGCGGCGCCGACCTGCGCGACGCCGACCTGAGCGGCGCCGACCTGAGCGGCGCCTACCTGCGCGACGCCTACCTGCGCGGCGCCAACGCCATCATCCCCGCCGGTTACCCGGACGGCTGGTGTGCGTACGGCTGGCTCTCCGGCGGTCGCCTGTCCATCCGCGTCGGCTGCCGTGAGCTGCGGCTTGACCAGGCGCTGGCCTACTGGGCCGGCAAGGATAACCGCCGCGAGGTCATGGCCGCGCTCGCGTACATCGAGACGGTAGCGCGGCTGCGCGGCTGGGCGATCGACGCGCCGGCCGCGACTGAGGAAGCGGACAGGCCGCGGTCGACGAGGGGCGCCGCCGGTGGAGGGGGTTCTGATGCCTCGCTGTGATGCCTGCGGATTCTCAACCAGCGTTCTCGCGGCCTGCGCCGGCGAGGGGTGCGATCGCGTCGTCTGCGGCGCGTGCCTCACGCCCGATTCGCTCTGCCCCAGCTGCGAAGTCGCCGAGCAGGCGGCCGGCCGCCGGCCGATCCGCTGCGATGACCTCAGCGACGAGCTGATCGCGGCGCTCCTCTCCGGCGGCACGATCGGCGGCGAGCGGATGCCGCTGGTCTCGGCGCCGCGCTGCCCGGTCAGCAGCGAGCCGGCCGACCAGTGCGAGCACGTACTCGACGAGGTGCAACCATGAAGACGTTGGCGGCACAGGGCTCGCCAATCGGCGGCGACGCTTCCGAGGCTACCTCACATGCGTTCTGTGGGGCGTCGTCGCTGTCGCCATCTGAGAGCGTTGGGCGCCAGCCCAACAACCGCCGGCCGGAGAGGGCCTCCTTCCTGCCCGATGGAGCGCAGCACGCACCCTCTTCGGTCGGCTCCCCCTTCTGGGTGGAGGCCGTTTTCGTCCTCGCCACCTTCGGCGTCGGCGGCTGGCTGATCGCCGCCTGCGCTTTCCTGTTCTGAGCGGAGAGACCACGATGACCAGGGCCATCGTCAACGTCGCCCGCCGCGTCGAACGCGAGCGCATCCTACTCCTGTTCCTCGCTGCGAAGGCGGCGGTGCGGCACGCCAAGGCCGACCCGCGGCGCTGGCACCGCGACACCGTCGCGCTGTTCGAGGCGGACGCGCAGGCGCACGCCCGCGCCTACGCTCGACTCCGCGGCTGGCGCTTTCGGCGCGCGCTGCGCATCGGCTGGCGCAAGACGAAGGCGTCGCGCGTGGTGCAGCCGGTGATCGGTGAGCTGCGCGCCGCGTTCGTCGGCGGAGGTGTGGCGTGATCAGCGGCTACACCATCAGCTCGCTCGCCGGCATCGTCACCGTCACCGCGCTCGACCCGCGCGAGACTGACCGCGCCATCTTCATCGAGGCGCACCGGCCGGACGTGCTCGACGCGGCAGCGACCGCGATCCTGCGCGCGGCGGACTACGAGCCGGACGCGGAGGATGTCGTGGTGTTCGTGCGGCAGTTCATGAGCGTGCTCGCCGAGCAGCGGAGCGGCAGTCGGACGCTGCGCGCGGACATCGTGCGCACGTGGATTGAGTGGCGGAGGGATAGGAGGGCGTGCGCGTGAGCGAGGAGCGCCCATACGTTTCCTATTCGCAGTTGGCGCTGTTTGAGCGCTGCGGCGAGGCATTTCGTCGTCGCTACATCGAGCGGGAGAAGATCCCGCCTGGCGTCGCGGCGATCCGCGGCCGCGCGGTCCATGGAGCCGCCGAGCTGAATCACCGCCAGAAGATCGCGAGCGGCGTCGACCTGCCCCTCGGCGACCTGGTCGACGCCGCAGCAACGGCGTTCGACGCGTCGCGCGCCGAGGGCGGCGTCCTGCTCACGCCGGAAGAGGCGTCGATCGGCGAGGCCAACGTACTCGGGCGCGCCAAGGACCGGGCGGTGAAGCTGACCGGGCTCTATGCCCACAGCGTGGCCCCCACGATCCAGCCGGCGCTGGTCGAGGAGCGCGTCCGCATCATGCTGCCCGACGCCCCCGTCGACCTGCTCGGCATCCTGGACGTGGCCACCGTCGACCGGCGCGTCAAGGACCTGAAAACGGCGGCGCGGTCGAAGACGCAGGCCGAAGCGGATCAGTCCTTGCAGCTGTCGCTCTACGGGCTCGCCTACCGCGCGCACACCGGACAGGACGCCGCCGGCCTGGACATGGAGGTGTTGGTCGACACCTCGCCACCGAAGCATCAGCGCCTCAGCACCACGCGGCGGCGCAGCGACTACCTGGTCCTCGTCGCTCGACTGAACGCCTTTCTGCGGGCGCGCGACGCGGGGATTTTCCCGCCGGCCGAGCTGTCGAGCTGGGGATGTAACGAGCGGTGGTGCGGGTACTGGAGGAGCTGTGTCTACGTGAATCGCGAGCGCCGCGCCGCTGCATCTCGCGCTGCCTGACACCACAACCAACCCCAAGGGAGATCGATCACACATGAGCACACCCGCACCGACCAACGGCACCAACGGCACGACCGCCCCGGCGACGACCGACGCGCAGCAGTCCGAGGGCGCGCGGTTCCTCCAGCTGACGACGCGCGCGGCGACCAAGCTGCTCGAGCAGTGGGTTGGCCCCGAGCGCGCGGCAGAGGCCAAGGGCCGCATCGCGTCCGCGTTCCAGGCGTCCGCGATGGCGGCGCGCAATCCGTCGGACTTCTACGCCGCCACGCCGGCCAGCATCGCGCACTGCGTCGCGATCGCGGCGTTGACCGGCATGATGCCGGGTACGGGCGCCGCGGCGCTCGCCTACCTCGTCCCGCGCCGGCCGCGGAAGGGCGAGGCGCCGCAGCTGCAGTACCAGCTGTCGCACCGCGGTCTGGCGGCGCTCGCCCGCCGGGCCGACCTGGTGCTCCTGGCCTTGCCGTGCGGAACGCAGGACGTGCTGGAGGTCACCGACGGCGAGGTGACGCGCTTCGAGCCGCAGATCGACGAGCCGCCGGTCACCTGGGACGAGCTGCGCGGCGTCGTGATCGTGGTGAAGACCAGCACGGGCCAGGTGCTCTTCCGGGGCTGGGTCGCCAAGCGCCTGATCGAGATCCGGCGCAACGGCTCGGACAGCTACCAGTTCGCCGTGAAGACCGAGTGGGCGCGCCGCACCGACCCGTGGCACGTCTGGCCGATCGAGATGTCGATGAAGACGGCCATGCACTACGCCGTCTCGCGCGGCTGGGCCGTCATCGACGACACCGAGGCCGTGCGCGCGCTCTCGATCGACGGCAGCGGCGACGTGATCGACGTCACGCCGGGCGGCGCGGGCAACGCGCCCGCCCTGCCGGAGGCGCGCGGGCCGGTGAAGCTGGAGGACATCCTGGACGCGGGCACCGAGGGCGGCCAGGGCGGCGACGCCGGTGACCAGCAGCAGGCCGAAGAGACCGGCGAGCTCGCCAGCGACGAGCAGCGCACGGCCCTCTGCGCCCTGATCGACCAGGCCGACGCGCTGGGCGGCGAGGGCAAGGGCATGAGCGCGCTCGCGACGGCGGTGCCCGACACCGAGCTCGAGGACCTCACCGTGGCGCAGTTCGAGGCCGCGGAGAAGTTCCTCGCCGCCACGATCAAGGAGCTGAAGGCGAAGCAGGCGGCGGCGGCCGGCAACAGGGGCGCGGCACCGAAGGCCGGCGGCGCCAAGCAGGGCGAGCTCGTCTGACACCCCCCTCGCGTGACGGACGCGATGACCGCGCGCCGGCTCCGTCGGAGCACGCCGGCGCGTGCGGAGGCCACGTCATGATGCATCTGCAGATTCGCGGATTCGGCGCCCACGACCTGGACATCGACCTCGAGCCCCAGGTGCTGCTCACCGGCGCCAACGGCGTCGGCAAGAGCACCATTCTGAACGCGCTCCGGTTCGCGATCCTCGGCGCGATTCCCGCGCTCGGACGCACCGCCGCGGCCACTGCGACCTTCCTGCGCGGCCGCGAGATGTCGGTCCGCCTGACGATCGACACCGACCACTGGATCAGCCGCACGCTGCGCCGCAAGGCGAAGGGCGGCTTCGAGACGGAGTGCCGGGCCAGTTGGATCAGCGGCACGCGCAACGAGGAGCACGAGGCGGCGGTCCTCGACATGTTCGGCGGCTCCGCTGACGAGATCGCCGAGTGCCTCGACCTGAACGAGCTGCTCCACCTGACGCCCGAGAAGCGCGCCGCGCGGTTGCAGGCACTCCTCGAGCGCACCCAGGACACGGGCGCGCTTGCACAATCGATCGCGCGCCGCTGGATGCAGCAGCTTGCCGCGGTCGACGACGAGCGCATGGCGGAGATTGCCGACCACCGGCAGCTCCGCCCACTGATCCCTGGCTTCGGTGGCGACGCGGACGACGCGGTGCATACCGGCCAGTACGCCGCCATGCGCGAGCTCGCCGGGCAGCTGGTCCCGAAGCTCGACGAGGTGGGCATCGCCGGGGCGTTGGTGTGGGCGAACGAGCAGAAGCGCCAGGCCGCGGCGGGGCTGCGCACCAAGAAGCAGGCGCGGACCGAGCTGGACCTCCGCCTGGCCGAGCTGCCCACCCCCGACGCCGACGAGATCGCCCGGTTGGAAGGCGAGCGGGCGGCGCTCGACCAGCAGATCGGCGCCGCGACCGAGCGCGAAGGCGCGCAGCGGCGTCGACGCGGGCTGCTGGAGCAGGCGCGGGAGGCAGTCGCCACCGCGATCGCCGCCGAGACGCAGGCGCAGGAGCGCCGGGAGGCGTTCGAGGCCGACGCCCCCAAGCTGCCGGCGTGGCGCACCGAGCTGGCTGATGCGCTGGCCAACCTGGAGGCCCTGACGCCGCCGGCGGCGCCGGACTACGCCGAGGTCGAGGCGCTGGAGCGGAGTGCGCGGAAAGCCGCCGAGACTGCCGCCGCCGTCGTGGTGCCGGACGTGCCGGATACCGCCGCCGCTGCCGCCGCGGTCACGGCCGCGCGGGCCGCGCTGGACCGGGCCACCGCCTCGCCCTGGTCGCGGGTCGGCGCCATCGCCGCCGAGACCATGGCGAAGCTGGAGAAGCACCGCCGCGGCTGGCCGAAGGTGGTGGAGCAGATCGGCGCCGGCATGACTGAGCTGCAGACGCTCGCCGCCGAGCACGGACCGGGCGACCTGTCGGCGTGCACAGAGGCGCTGCGGGACGCCGAGGCGGCGCTGGCCGCGGCCGAGGAGCAGGCGGAGCTCGCCAGCCATGCCCGCGGCGATGCGCTGGCCCGGCGCGCCGAGCTGGAGGACGCGGCGCGCGAAGGCCGGGAAGCGGCGGCGCAGGCGCGGGCGAAGCTGGACGGCATCTACCGCGCCGCCCGGCAGGAGTACGACGCGGCACGCGCCGGGCTGATCGCCACTCGCGATCGCCTGCGGCCGCTCGTCGACGGCGCCGAGGAGCGCGACCACGCCACGGCCGAGGCGCTGGCGGAGGCCACCCGCGCGGTCGAGGCGGCACGTCAACGGCTGGCGGACGTCGAGGCGGCGACCGTCAGCGAGGTCGACCCCGCCGGGATGCCCAGCGCCGCGGCACTGCAGGGCGAGCGCGATGCGCTCGAGGAGCGGATCAAGACGCTCACCCGCGTGCTCGCGACCCGCGGCGAGTTCGAGCGCCTGGTCGCCGAGATCACCGCGCTCGAGGCGCGCGAGGTCGTCTGCAAGGCGCTCGAGGCCGCGCTGCAGCGGGTGCGCGCCGAGGAGATCGAGCACCGCGGCGAGCCGCTGCTCTCCATCATGCGCGAAGTCCTCGCCGGCGCCGGCCGGACAGAGACGCCGTTCCTGCTCGGCTGGACGCGCGAGGATGGCGAGCAGGTGGCGGTCGAGGGCTTGAGCGGCGGCGAATTCGTCGCCTGGGCGGCGGCGTTCATGGCGGCGCTGATCATTCGCCGCGGCGCGCCGGTGAAGCTGCTGCTGCTGGAGTCGGCCGAGGCCGACCCGGTGACGCTCGCGCAGGTAATGGCCGGGCTGTCGACGGTGTCGGACCGTCTCCGCGGTTGCATCTTGGCGTCCGCGCACAGCCCGGCGGCGGTGCCGAGCGGCTGGGTGGTGCGCGCGCCGGGTGCGGCAGCGACGAGGCAGGCCGCATGAGCGCCGTCACGATCGTCGGCTGGCACCTCCACGAGATGCTCAGCACCGTGGCGTTCGCCGCGCTGGATGAGTGCACGAAAGGGCTGCCCTGCTGCCTGCACGGCATCCACCTGCGCGCATCGGGGGCGCGGCTCCACCTGGCGGCCACCGACAACCATCGCATCGCCTACTCGTCGCGCCCGGCGAGCGTTCCGTCGATCGGCATGCCGTGGGTCGGCCTCGATTCCGGCGAGGTGTCCCGGTTCTACGAGGCCTGCGCCACCGGCGCGCCGGTCGTGCTTCGCATGCTCGACGATGCGCTGATCGTGGAAGGCGGCGTCGGCGGCGCGGCGCGCTTCAAGCGCATGCCGCCAGAGAGGGCCGCGGAGTTCCCGACGAACTACGCCACGCGCATGCCGGCATCCTGGGTCGCCACGGTGCGGATCGAGGCCGCGCCGCTCTTGCGCACGCTGCACACATTGATGCTGCCGCCGACCGCGCACTCGACACTACGACTGCGGCGGAACGACGGGCAGCTCGTCCTGGCGTCGGCGACGGAGATCCTGGCCCGCGTGCCGCATCTGGTCGCGCGCTGGGACACTGACACGCTGGCCGAGCGCGGCATCTGCACCATGTACCTCGCCGCCGCCGAGGAGAACCGCGAGCTACGGGAGCGGCTGAGCGGGAAAACGTTCAGCGACACGGCAGAGCATTGGGCGCGCACGGCCGAACTGCGAGCGGCGCAAATTTCTGGCAGCGGAGAGCCAGCGTCGGCGGTGAACGAGTTGCAGTCCCTGGCCGCGCAGATTCGAGGTGAGCGATGACCGACGAGCTGAGCGACGAGCAGCACTGTGCCAAGGGCCACCAGCGTCGATCGTAGCGACGGCAAGCGACGCTGTCACACCTGCCGATTGAACTACTGGAAGGAGTATAACCGTGGGCGAAGTCACTAAGATCGCCTGGTGCCATCACACGTTTTCACCCTGGTGGGGGTGTCTCAAGATCGCCCCCGAGTGCAAGAACTGTTACGCGGCAGATCTGGCGCACCGCTGGGGCTATGATGTCTGGGGCGCCGACGCGCCGCGGCGCTTCTTCGGCGACAAGCACTGGAACGAGCCGGTGAAGTGGAACCGCGCCGCCGAACAGGCCGGTGAGCGCCGGCGCGTGTTCTGCGCCTCCATGGCCGACGTCCTGGAGGATCGTGACGACCTGATCGAGGCGCGCGAGCGGTGGGTCGAGCTCGTAGAGCGGACACCATGGCTCGACTGGCTACTCCTGACGAAGCGGGCCGGCAACGCGCCTCGGATGCTGGAGCGGTGGCAACGAAACGGCTGGCCGCGTAACGTCTGGTTCGGCACGACGATCGCGCACCCGGATCGACTCGACGAGATCGCGCACCTCCGTGCGGTCGACGCAGCGGTGCGTTTCATCTCGATCGAGCCGCTGATCGCCCCCTTGACGTTCTGGGACGACACCGAGCTCGGCTACATCAACACGCTCGTCGGCATCGCGCCGGGCGAGGTTTCGGAGGTGGGCTCGCCCAAGATCGACTGGATCATCCTGGGCGGCGAGAGTGGGCCGCGAGCGCGGCCACTCCATATTGACTGGGTGCGCCGCCTGATAAGCGAGGGGCGGCAGGCCGGCGCCGCGGTGTTCGTCAAGCAGCTCGGTAGCCGGCCGGTGAAGTGCGACCACCTGGTGCCGCAGAGCCTACGCGAACAGGCGCTCCACCGTGAGCGCTGCACCGGCACGCCGATCAAGTTGGTGCATCGTGCCGGCGAGGACCCATCTGAGTGGCCAGCGGATCTCCGCGTGCGGGAGTTCCCGCAGGAGGGCTTGGGCGGTTCCTCGTCGCCGCGTTCGCGGCTGGCGATCCCATCACCCCGCTGATCGGAACGCTGCGCACCGTTGGGCTTGGACATCGCGCGGGCTGTCAGCGGGCTAACGAAGGAAGGGAGAACTAAAGATGGGCTGGGGATCAGGATCGTCGCTCATGGACGGCATTATTCGGAAACTGCGACGCGCCGTGCCGGACACGAAGCAGCGCATGGGGGTCTACCAAGTGCTGATCGAGGAAATGCGCAACGAGGATTGGGACACCGAAGATGAGTGTCGCGGACAGGACGCGGCGTTCGATGCGGCGCTCGACACGTTGTCGAAGGAGGACTACCGAGTGCATCGCCTGCTGACCGACCCGAGAATTGAGCCGCCACGGGAGCAGCCAGCCGAATTCGGCCTCTCCGACCTCCGCGCCCAGATCGCGCGCAGGCTGCGGACACTGCCGCGTACGACCCACTCGGCACTGATGATGTCGGGTGCGCCCGGCTGCCGCGAGTACGTCAGCGCGGCGCACGTCGAGGAACTGGCGCAGCAGCTCGAAGCCGCTGCGGCACCGCCCTGCGCTTGCGGAGACAGTCGGTGCGGCGGCTGCGATGCGGCGCGCCCATCGGAGGCGCTTTCGCGGCGGCTGGGGCACCAGCTGACCAAGCCACACGGCGGGCTCTACCAAGCGCTTCTGCAGCTCTGGTTCCGCCGCCCAGACGGCTCCGCGCCCAACCCGCTGACCGATCCGCCCGACGAGACGACGGGCGTGATGCAGGAGACGCGCGAGCAGACCGCCGCGTTCCTGTCCGATGTCGTGCTGCGACATTGGGATGGGGTGTGCGGGTGTCAGAAGCAGAAACGGGAGGACGTGATGACCGATACCCCACAAGCGAGCAACGCCTATCCACCGTGCCCGCTTCACCCGAACGGACTGACCGGCCCTGACGGGTGCTCGACGTGCATCAACGGCATCCACGATGGCGACCTGGAGGTGGACGCCCTCGCCGGCCTCGATCGCGACGGCGGGGAGAGCTGAGCGGCGCGGCGATGCTGGCGCTCCACGAAGTGATGGCGCTCGTCGCGCGGCACGTCTTCGCGTTCGCCGACGAGATCGAGCTGCAGGACGGCCTCGCCACGGTCCTCTCGCCGCTATCGCCGGCGCGCGAGGTGCGGTTCGGCGCCGCCGACCGAATCGACTTCCTGCTGCCCGGTGGCATCGGCATCGAGGTGAAGATCGACGGCAGCCTGTCGGCGCTGACGCGCCAGGTGCACCGCTATGCCCAGCGCGACGAGATCACGGCGCTGATCGTGGTGACGAATCGGCACCGGCTGACCCGGCTGCCGGAGACGATCAACAGCAAGCCCGTTCGGGCGGTGAAGGTGGGAGGGTTGTGAGGGTGCGGACATTCGGCACGGCGGTCCTGAAGGGCCGCGAGTGGGAGATCAAGTGCGAGCCGCACGTCGCCATGCGGCTCAAGCGCGTCTTCGGCAAGGCGCAGCGCGCCGGCGGCAAGGTCACGCTCACCGACACGATCGAGATCGCGCGCGACCTGCAATGGTTCTGCGAGCGCTTCCCGCTGCAGGTGACGCCGAGCGAGCACCTCGAACGCCGCGCGGCGATGCACCGCGAGCAGGAGGCGATCGTCTCGGCGATCATGTCGGGCGACTACCAGGCGCGTCGGTTCGAGCTGGCGGTCCCGGCCCGCGAATACCAGAAGATCGCGGCCGAGATGGCGCTGCAGGTTCCGGGCCTGCTGCTCGCCGACGACGTCGGCATCGGGAAGACCGCATCCGCGATCTGCATGCTGACGGACCCGGCGACCCGCCCGGCGCTGGTCGTGACCCTCACCCATCTGCCGCGGCAGTGGCGCGACGAGCTGCAGAAGTTCGCTCCCGGCCTGCGGGTGCACATCATCAAGAAGGGAACGCCGTACGACCTGACCGGGCCACAGCGCGGGCTGTTCGGCGAGTTTCCCGACGTGCTGGTGATGAACTACCACAAGATGGCCGGATGGGCGGACGCGCTGTCGCCGCACATCCGCTCCGTGGTGTTCGACGAGGTGCAGGAGCTGCGGCACCGCAAGACCGACAAGTACGCCGCCGCCGTCCAGCTAGCGCGGGCGGCGACCTACCGCCTGGGATTGTCGGCGACCCCGATCCACAACCTAGGCGGCGAGATGTGGTCCGTCCTCGACGTGCTGCGCGAGGGCGCGCTCGGCTCCTGGGAGGAGTTCCTGCGCGAATGGTGCGGCGACCACACCGACCAGCATGGCCGGGCGTCGATCAAGAATGCGAAGGCGTTCGGCGGCTACCTGCGCGAGCACGGCCTGATGCTGCGCCGGACCCGGAAGGACGTCGGCCGCGAGCTGCCGGAGCTGACGAAGATCGAGCACTACGTCGACGCGGACACCCGCGCGATCGAATCGGTGCAGAGCGCCGCGATGGAGCTGGCGCGCATCATCCTTGACCAGAACCCGCTCGGGCGCGGCGAGAAATGGAAGGCCGCGGAGGAGCTGTCCTACCTCGTCCGCCAGGCGACGGGGATCGCGAAAGCGCCGTACGTCGCCGATTTCGTGAAGCTGCTGGTCGAAAGCGGCGAACGCGTCGTCCTCTACGGCTGGCACCGTGAGGTCTATTCGATCTGGCTGGATAGGCTGCGCGACCTGCAGCCCGCGATGTACACCGGCTCGGAGTCGCCGAACCAGAAGGAGGAGGCGAAGCGCCGGTTCGTCGGCGGCGAGACGCCGGTGCTGATCATGTCGCTCCGCGCCGGCGCCGGCCTGGACGGGCTGCAGGGCTGCTGCCGCACGGTGGTGTTCGGCGAGCTCGACTGGTCGCCGGCCGTCCATGAGCAGGCGATCGGCCGCGTGCACCGTGACGGCCAGGGCGACCCAGTCGCCGCCTACTTCCTCGTTGCCGACAGCGGCAGCGACCCGGTGATCGCGGACACGCTGCAGATCAAGAAGGGGCAGATCCAGGGCATTCGCGATCCGGATGCGGCGCTGGTCGAGCAGCTACAGGGTGGCGGCGACAACGTGAAGCGGCTGGCGGAAGCGCTGCTGGCGAAGAAGGCGGGGGCGCGCACGCCCCTTGGCGGTGGAGGTGGCGATGGCGGCAGCAGCGAAGCAGTCCCGGCAGTCTGAGCAGGGCACGCCCGCCGCGCTCCTCTACCGCCTGGCCGGCTGTCCGCCGCTGGCCGACACGCTGCATGCCGCGCCGTGCTGGCTCTGCGGTGCGCCGGCGCTCGACGATCGCGGCGTTGATCGTGTGCGGTGGATGGGCGCGTCGTTCACCGACCAGAACAAGTGCCGCGCGCAGTCCTCGCCGATTGTCTGCGAGCCATGCGCATGGGCCTGCTCGTGGGTGGCGCCGCCGGGACATCCGGCGCCGCAGTCGGGCAAGAAGGGCGTGAACCTGCGGCTCTTCTCGCACTGCTACGATGCGGGTGAGTACGCCTACGGGAACAAGGCGTGCAAGCCGTGGCTGCTCGCCTGGCTGCGCCGTCCGAAGGTGGGGCCGTGGTTCTGTGCGATTGCGGACAGCGGCCAGAAACACACGCTGCCGTGGACGCCGATGAATCTGTCCGGCGGCACGCGCGGCCTGGTGCGGTTCGAGGAGCAGACCATCGCGCTCGGCGACTGGACGCTCTGCGACGCGATGATCGCCGCGCTGTCGGCGGGCATCACCAAGGAGGAGATCGAGACGGGACGATACCGGGTCGCCAGCTATCAGCATAGCGCGGATGCCGTGCGCACCTTCGAGGACGCGCACGGCCCGGCGCGCGGCGGGGCATGGTTCACGCTCTGCCTCTGGCTCGCGCAGCGCGACGAGGCGGACTACGCGGCGACGCTCGCCGCACGAAAGGAGACCGATGGAGGACGTACGAGCAGTAGTCGTGCGGTGGGTGCTCGCGGCGCGGGCGGAGTTCCTGGCCGGCGGCGCGTCGAGCCTGACGCACTGGGAGCAGATCGAGACGCGGATGCGCGCCGCGGCCAAGACGACCACGACGGCGCCGGAGTGGATGGCGCGCGTCCTGCGCGGCCTGCGCATCGTGGGGCAGGGCAGATCGCTCTCTTCGGCGACGGTGGCGCTGGCCGCGGCGGTCGGTGAGCGCCACGGCGCGCTGCTCGACCTGATCGACCGCGAGACGCCGTATGTGCTGGCGCTCGCGCGCGCGGAAGCGGAGCGGCGCAAGCGGGCACGCAACGACACGCTCGAATATCAGCAGAGCCTGGTGATCGACGAGGAGGCGGAGGAGATGTATGGAAACGAAACGGTTTGATTTCGTGTTGCGCGCCGAGCAGCCGATCGCGCACCACAGCGAGACGCTGGGCAACGCAGCGCTGTGCATGCGGCGCAAGACCCGGCTGCCGGACGGCAGCTTTGCCGATGTGCCGATGGTGACGGGCGACACGATGCGCCACGGCCTGCGCCAGGCGGCGGCCTTCGCCTACCTCGACGCGGCGGGACTCCTCGGCGCCACGCTGTCGGAGGCGGCGCTGCGGCTGCTCTTCGCGGGCGGCATGGTGACAGGATCGGCGGGCGGCAGCGTGAAGCTCGGCGACTACCGCGAGCTCTGCGACCTCTTCCCGCCGCTCGCGCTCCTGGGTGGCTGCGCGCAGAACCGCGTCATCCCCGGCCGGCTCGCGGTGGACGAGGCGACGCTCATCTGCACCGAGACGGCGCACCTCCTGCCGGAGCATGTCGTGGAGTGGATCGGCGCCGCGCCGCTGTCGAGCCAGCGCGCACACGTCGAAGAGGCGCAGCGCGTGCGGATGGATCCGCTGCTCGATCCGACCAAGCGCAAGCTGCTGACGGACGCGGAGCGCCAGCAGGTCGAGATGCGCATGGAGCTGCGCGAGGGCGCCGCCACCGATGCGGTCGCGGCCGAGACCAAGAGCACGATGCTGCCGCGCACCTATGAGCGCGTGGTGCAGGGCTCGCTCTTCTGGTGGCGCGTCACGGCAACGTGCTGGGACGACCTCGACCACGACACGCTGATGGTGATGCTCGCGGCGTTCCTCTATGACGCGCGCGTTGGCGGCAAGCGGGGCACAGGCTGCGGGCTGCTCGCGCCGGTCATGGCCTGGGGCGCGGAGCTGCGCCGGCCGAGCGAGCGGCCCGACGCGATGGACGTGCGGGCACTGGGGGCGCGGGTGGGCGAGCGCTTCCGCTCGCACGTCGCCGAGCGGCGCGAACGCATCGCGTCGTTCCTGTCGTCGGTTGCGGCATGACCCCGCTCCGCGTCACGGCCGAGCTGGCGAGCGGGCTGGCGATGAGCGTGCCGCTCGCGCTCGATGCGCTGCTCGGCGCGGCCATGTGCCAGCGCGACGGCATTCCGCCGGCGGCGACCGCCGAGGATCTGGTGCCGCTCGCGGTGCCGCTCGAGCGCGAGCCGGGCGAGCGATTCTATCTCGCCAGCTGCGCGCTCGGCGCCGTCGAGCGCGTCGAGCTCCAGCACACGCATCGCCGCTTCCCGGTCGAGCAGGCGCAGCTGATGGGGCGGCAGATGGGCACGCTCAAGATCACCGCCGGCCCGGCGAAGAGCTACCGCATCCCCCGCGAGGTTGCGCATGTGGTCGGCGACCGCCTCGACTGGTACGCGGTTGGCGATGTCGATGCCGTGCGCGAGCTGCTGGGCTGGGTGACGCACCTGGGACGCAAGCGGTCGGTCGGCCTGGGGCGCGTGCGCGCGTGGACCGTGGCGCCGTGCGATTCCTGGGGCGAGGGCTTCCCGGTGGTGCGCGACGGCGTGCCGCTGCGCCCGCTGCCGGCGGATTATCCGGGCGTGCGCGGGGACTGGCCGCGCCAGATGGGCGTCGTCGACATGCCGTACTGGCTGATGGAGCGCAGCGAACCATGCGTGCAGCCGAAGTGGTGAGCGGGGCATGAGGGCCTGGCAGGCTCGGCACTACCAGCCAAGCCCCGATTGGCGGCGCGACGGGCTCGCATGGGCGGCGACTGCGGCCTTCGCGCAGCGGGTTGATCGGTCGCGGGCGATTCTTCGCGAGGCGGCGCGCCACGGGGCGGTGATGGTCGCCACCTCGTGGGGCAAGGACTCCACCGTCACCGCCGACCTGGCGCTTGATGTGCTCGGCCCCGTGCCGCTGGTGCATCTTGCGAGCACCTACGAGTTGCCGGGCTACGACGAGGTGATCGCGCACTTTGCGGCGCGCACGGAGGTGGTGACGCTCGCGCCGACGCGCACGCTGGCCGAGACGGTCGCGTGGCTACACGCCAATGGCCTCTGCTACGAGCGCGGCCAGTACGCCGCCGCCAAGCGCGGCAAGGCCGACCGCATGGCTGAGTGGTGCGCGGCGCGCGGCTACCGGGTGCAGGTGCTCGGCTTGCGTGGCGAGGAGAGCGCCGGTCGGCGCGTGACGATCCGCGCCCACGGCCTGGTCCGCACGCGACGCGACGGCTACGTCACCGCGATCCCCATCGCGCACTGGACGGCGCGCGACGTGTGGGCGTACATCGCGGTCCGCGCGCTGCCGTACAACCGACTGATCTACGATGCGGAGACGCACGGGTTCTCGCGCTACACCCTGCGCAATACCGGCTGGCTCACCACCGTCGGCGCCGAGGACGGGCGGCTGGTCTGGCTGCGGACGCACCACCCGGCGCTGTGGCAGCAGCTCGCGCTGGAGTTTCCGCGCGTGCGGGCGGTGTCGTAGTGCCCCGCCTCGCCTATCAGACCAGCGCCGGCGCCACGCGCACCATGGGCCGGCGCTGGTCGCGCGCCGATGACGCGCTACTGCGCGAGCGTATCGCGGTGTGGCCGGTCGCCCGTCTGGCCGCCGCGCTCGACCGTACGCCGCAAGCGATCCGGGCGCGCTGCTGGCGGCTGCGACTGCGGTGCGCGAGCGCGGGCTGGCTCACGAGCACGCAGGCGGCGCGGCTGTCCGGCTACACGCAGCAGCACCTGACGACGCTCGCGCGCCGGGGCCGCATCGCCGCGCGCCGCGTGCCCGGTGGGCGCTGGTGGCTGTTCGCCGCCGATTCACTGCCGTGCGCGATCGCCGGCGGACGGCGGCGGTGGGCGGCATGATCGTCGGCCGCTACTTCATCACGCCGCACGCGGTGCGGCAGTTCATCGCGCGCATCGCGCCGCAGCTCGGATACGAGGCAGCGCGCGCGGCGATTATCGAGGAGCTGGCGCATCACGTCCGCGCCGCCGTGCGACTCTCGAGCGGCGCCGTGAGCCTGCGCTGCCGGGGCGGGCGGTACACCTTCCGCGCGATCGTCAGCGGCGAGAGCGAGGGTGTGGCGCCGGCGGTGGTCACGATCCTGCGCGGCGATGGGGGCCGATCCGGGGCCGGCGCGCGGCGGCGCCGACGATTGGCCGACCGCCGCCCGTCTGCTACAGGCGGGCCGGCATGAGAGTGATGGAGCGCACCGAGCGGAAGCAGCGCGGCGGCGAGCGGCGCACCTACCGCGCGCCGTGGGTGCAGGTCGTCGGCGCCGTGCTCACCGAGGCTGGATTCGCGGTCGGCGACGAGCTGGCGGCCCGCGCCGAGAAGGGGCGCGTGGTGATCGAGCGCGAGCGCCGAAAAAAGAGGGCTTGACAGCCTCGCCTGTCTGCTGTAGACAGGGACCGTCAGCCGCTGCTGTGACCCGGCAAGCAGCGCCGCCCGAGGGCGAACACCGGGACGCCGAGGAGGCGAATATGGATCACACGGCCCGAACCGAGGCTCGCCAGCAGGCGCTGGCGCATCTGGTCAGCGACGCGGCTGCTGTCGCGGCCGAGCTGAACGCGGCGCTCCGTGAGGCCAATCGCGGATGTCGTACCCGCACGATCGACTCCATGTGGGACACGGAGTCCGTCGAGCGGCTGCTGTTCGCGCCGGCCCGTGAGCGTGGCGAGGCGCAGTACAGCGAGGGGCACAGCTGGCGCGTGCCGAACAGCTACCGCGGCCGGGCGACCGCGACCACGCAGGACATCTACGTCTACTGCGACCGCCAGGGGCTGCTGTACGTCGCGCACGACACCGGGCGCAGCGACGTGCCCTCTGCATCGCGCGGCGCGCCCGGGCCCGACGCGATCAGCACGCGCCACCTCGCCGCCTGCATCGACCCGCGCCTGTCGCCGCGCGACGGCGTCCGCGCCCGCCGACGCGCTCGGCTGCGGCGCCGTCGCGTGCGCGACGTCCGCCGCTGGTGGGCGGGCATCGCGCCGCGCGTGGACGCCCGCCAGCGGGCGCAGGTGCGCAGACACCTGGCCCCGCCGCGCGTCGATCCGGTCGTCCGCTGCGTGGATCATGGGTGGCGCCATGCGCACTCGCCCGAGCACGCCGCCGCCTGCCCCTACGGACCGACCGGCGAGCGGCCCGCGACGCCGGCCGAGCTGGCCAAGGCCGAGCGGCTGGCCGACGGCGTGCGCGATGCGTGGATCACGACCGACGCGCGCGGGGCGCTGCTGGTGATCCGCCGCACGGGCGGCATCTACACCTACTGCATCGTGGCCGACGCGACCCACCCGGAGCGGCTGCACGCGCTGCCGGTGCCGCCGGACACCGAGAGCTGCACGGCCGGGCTCGCCTGGTGCGCCCGGATGACCGTCGAGCAGTATCAGCAGCTTGCGATCGAGGCGTAGAGCGAAATGGGGGCGGACGCAGTCGCCCCCGTCCGTCGGTAGACCTGCCGAGTCCGACGCTGATGAGCAGGGCAGGCACAGGAGGGAGCGATGCGACACGACTACTCACGCGCATGCCGCCAGGGCGATGTCATCCTGGTCCCCGTCGAGCTCGACGTCACGGAGACGCCGGAACCGATCGTGGCCGACGACGGCACGACCCTGCGCGGATTCCGCCACGTCGGCGAGGGCGGCGCACACGCGCACGTCATCGAGCGCGCGACGCCGGTGCGGGTCGGCCAGACCGACCTGCTGCGGATCGACGACCCGGAGCTGCTGCGACACATCGCGATCCGGCAGCGGGCCGACGCGCCGCACGCGGACATCGCGCTCGAGCCGGGCTACTACGAGCCCCGCATCCAGCGCGTCTGGTCGCCCGGCCGGCGCCTGCGGTTCGCGGACTGACCCATGACGAATCTTGAAGCGTACCGCCTGCTCCACCGCCGCCTCGCGGAGTGCAGCGAGGCCCAGGCGCGTGACATCCGCGATCTGCTCCGCATGGGAGCGGGCGACCTCGGACTGCCCGAGGGCGCGGTCGCCACTGAGCCCGCCGAGCTGCCCCCGGAGCGGCGCCCGCACTGGTTCTCGCTGGTCGACGGCATCCGCTACCTCGGCGGCGCCGGCGAGGGCGGCGACGATAGGGAGTTCCGCCCGGTCCATGGTGGATCGTGGGAGCCGGTCATCGCCACGCTGGTGATCGAAGGGGATTGGGACCGCATCCGCGCTGCGGCCGACGACCTCCGACGCGACCGCATCCAGCGGGCGCGGGACATCATCTACGAGACCCGCGATGTGTGCGGCGACGCGCGGCTGTACGAGGCGCGGATGCTGCTGGAGGATCTGCTGTAGCATGATCTGCACCCACTGCCGCACCGAACGCGGGCGCCCGGACCGCCTGCCGATGGGCTGGTCCCGCGACGGCGACGCCGTGCTCTGCGGCGCCTGCTGGGGCGAGCGCTACGTGCTCCGCGCCATCACGATCCCGGTGGCGGCGCCGGAGTCCTGCACATGGGCCGAGCTGCGCCCGATCCTCGACGACGCCTGGACCGAGGCGCGGCGGCTCGGCAATTGGACCAGTGCAGATCCCGGATCCCGACGTGCCTAATCTGGTTTTCAGGTACGTCGGGATCTGCTGCTACTTCCCCAGCCCCGCACTGATCCCGCCGACACACCCGTCGATCGCCGCGCCGGTCGCGGTGAGATAGCCGCGCAGCGCCGCCGCATCCTCCGGGTGGTCGGCCGCGTACTGCCGGCACTGGCTCTCCGTGGCCACCGCCAGCGTGCCCACCACGACCGGATTGGCCGCGTAGGTCGAGCCCTGCCGCGCTGTCGCGCAGCCGGCGAGCGCCGCCACCGCCACCGCCATCATCATCGTCCGCATGTCTACCTCCCTTGCAGCGCCTTCGCCGCTGCCGTTTGTTTCGCCTTGAGTCTGTTGACCGCGCCCTCGACGAGCATGTTGACCATCGCATCGTCGGGCGCGGCGCCCTGGTCGATCGCCCACTGTCGGATCGCGTCGCGCGCGTACTCGGCACGCTGCGGCCCCGGCCAGAGCTCCATGGAGCCGCCCGGCCCGTGGTCGCGCTCGATGCCCTCGACGATGCGCAGCGCGTAGTCCGGCGAGTCCTGCGGCATGAGCGCCGCCTGCATCCGCTGCACGAGCGCCACCGCGCCGGTGACGGCGAGGCGTTGCAAGGCGTCGAGCAGCTGCGGCGCGACCGCCTTCACTACCGCCACGCCAATCGAGCCCAGCGCCGCCTGCCAGCTGCCCACGCCGGCCTCATTGAGCAGCGCGTTCAGGTCGTCGGATTTCATCGCCGGTCCCTCCAGTTGCTCACCCACACCGCCACCGCGATGCCGAGGACGAGCGCCCACCACGCGGCGTACAGGCCGGGCGCGTTGTACCAGGCGTCGGCCATCACTCCGCCGTCCCGCAGCGCGGCGCCGCGTCGTGCAGGCCCGCGACCCACTGCAGGATGAGCACCGCGTCCAGTGTGCTGAGCTGTCCGTTGCCGCTCGCGTCGCCGAGCCGCTGCTGCTCCGCGTCGAGCGCGGCGAGCCCGGCGACCCACTGTAGCACGCGCGTGGCATCGAGCGAGCTGATGCCGCCGTTGCGCGTCACGTCGCAGATGCGCCACGGGACCGCGGTGTCGGCCGGCGTCGCGGTCTCGGTGGGCATGCTCGCGGCGGTGTCGGTCGGCGTCGCCGTCTCCGTCTCCGTGCTGGTCGCGGTCGGGATGGCCGTGCTCGTCGCAGTCGCCGTCGCCGTCACCGTGTCCGCAGGCGCTGCCGTCGCAGTCGGCTGCGGCGTGTTCGTGGCCGTGCTGGTCGCGGTCTCCGTCGTGGTCGCCGTGGCCGTGCTCGTCGGCTGCGCCGTTTCAGTCGCCACCGCCGCCCGCCCGAACGCCGCCACAAAGCCCTTCGTCGCGCCCGTGCCGCTGAGCGTCCCGCCGCCGAAGTCGATGCTATTCGCAAACACGCCGCCGACCGTGAGCCCGTCGCCGTCGTAGGCGATGCCCTCGCCCTCGTCGCGGAAGGTGGCCGGATAGCGCTGCGACCACCGATGCACGCCGCTCGCCGAGAACTCCGCCACGAACACGTCCGCCGTGTAGCCGCCGGCCAGCGCGCCGCCGCCGAAGTCCACGTCATCGGTGATCGAGCCGGTGAGCGCGATCGAGTCGGAGCCGAGCGCCACCGCCCGCCCGGCGCCGCCGAAGATCGGGAAGCCGGCCCGGTAGCTCCGCGCCCAGACAGGCTCGCCGTCCGCGCTGTACCGCGCGAGCCACACCGCCGGGGCGCCGCCGTCGGCGATGGTGCCGGTGACAACCAGCCCGTCCGCGTCGGCGGCGACAGCGGCCAGCGTGGCGCCCGGCACCGTCTGCGCCCAGAGCGAAATGCCGTCGAGATTGTAGGCCGTGATCCCCGCCGAGCTGACCACGTAGAAGCCGCCCGGTCGCCCCGCGATGCCCGCGCCCTGCCCGCTGGCCGTGTGCGTCCAGAGCGGCGAGCCATCCGGCCGGTACGCCGCGAGCAGCAGGCCGGAGCCGCCCGCATAGCCCGTCACCGCCACCACGCCGCCCGACACCGCGACGCCGTATGCCTTGTCCTGCCCGGCCTCGCCGATGCCGCGCGCCCACTTGAGCGTGCCGTCCGCCGAGTACGCCACGAGGAAGCCGTCCGTGCCGCCCGCGCTGGTGAGGCTCACGTCGCCGGCTTCGACCGTGCGCGTGAACGACCCGGCCGCGTAGATCGCATCGCCATCTGTCGCGAGCGCCATCACGGTCGTACTCGCCCCCACGCCGCCGATCTGCGCCGCCCACTGGCAGGCGCCGCTGTCGTCTAGCCGCGCCACGAATCCGTCCGGGCCGCCGCGTGCGAGGAGCGACACGCAGCCGGTGAGCGCGCCCTGGAACGAGCCGCCGACGAACTGCGGCAGGACGGCGTTGACCGACACGGCGCCGGTCGGCAGCGAGGAGCCGAAAGCGCGAGACCAGCGGTAGGCAGGCGCGGCCGGCAGCTGCGCGGAGAAGCCGAGTTGCAGCGGCGGCTGTTCGCGCCGCACGCCGCAGGCGAGCGCCAGGGCCACCGCCGAGAGCACCCACCACCGCCACCTCATCCGCCGTCTCCCGGCGATGGCGCCGCTGGCTCGCTGAGCCACGGTGCCCAGCGGAACAGCTCTGCCACGGCCACGGCAGGCGTCGGCCCCAATCCGACCGCGCGCCCGTCGCCGACCCGCGTGGCCATCCACGTCCGGCCGCGCTCGATGCGCGTGAGCACGATGTTCACGCTCTCCGCCACAGCTCCGCCTCCGCCTCACGCCGCGCGATCAGGCCCGGCAAGACGCGCTTGACGCCCTTGATCGTGGCTTTGTTCCACCGCATCAGCTCCGCCGGCACCGCGTCGTAGTCGCCGGCGTTCAGCCGCTTACGCAGCGTCGAATCGCGGAACGCTCCCACGCCGACGTTGAAGGCGAACGAGAGCAGCGCCGCCCACTGGTTCGGCGTGAGCGGCACGTCGATCAGCGGGCGCAGCAGGTTCGCCAGCTCGCGCAGATCGCGGTTGAGGTAGTAGTCCGCCATCTCGCGCGTGATGTGCATGGCGGGCAGGACGTTGTCGCGGTGTCCCCAGCCGATCGTGAGATAGCCGGCCGGACAGCGGTAGGATTCGAGCCGCAAGCCCTCGTAGCGCTTGATTAGCTCGACAGCGGCGGCGGGGATGTCGTCCATGCCCTACTCGCCCCCTACCATCTGCGGCGGCCCGCCCATCGCCGGGAAGAACCGGCGCGGCTCCCACGGCATGTCCTTGTGCTGGTAGTTCCACAGGAACGAGTTGATGCGGTCCTGCTGCTGCAGCTCCGCGTCGATCATCATCCACATGGCGCGGAATTGCGTTTCGATCTCGTTCAGCTTCTGCGCCTGTTCGACTTGCGCGGCCTTGAGCGCGCGGCGGTCGGCGATCGACACCTCGTCGCGCTGCATGCCCTCGCGCATCGCGGTGTGCAGCTCCTCTTGCAGCTGCTTGAGCCCGCCCACCGCCGCCTGCCGCATCTCGCTCGTCTCGCGCGTGGAGCCGTCGGACACGTTGGCGACCCACATGTACATGGGGCCGATGATCGCGGCGAACAGGCCGGCGAGCGCGATGAACAGCATCACGGAGGGCCGGTCGCCCGTGTCCGCGTGCGCCTTGCCGTTGGCCGCCTTGGTCTGCGCGATCTGTTTCTCCAGCTGATCGCCGACGCGGTCCATGGCGTCGGCCATCGAGCGGAAGCCGTCGCGCTGTGCGGCACCCATGCGCTCGATGGCGGCGACCTGCTGCTGTCCGGTCTGCTCGATGGCGCGCAGCGTGAGCGCGCCCTGCTGCTCGATCGCTGCGAGCGTCTGCGCGCCCTGCTGCTCGATGGCGCGCAGGAGGAGCTGGCTGTCCTCCCGCATCCCGCTATCCCCCCGTGGCATGGCCGCCTCCCTGCTGCTCCGCGGCAAGTGGCGTCACGGGATTTTTCTGTTGCCGCGGCCTGTCTGGTGTGCGCATCGGCTCGCTAGCCATCCCGATCAGTCCGTCTGTTCGTGGTGGTCAGGGGTGTCGGCCGCGTACCAGGCGGCCGGCACCCCGCCTGCCTGTTTGCGTCAGCCGCCTCCGTCCGGCGCGGCCGGGAAGAGCTTGTCGTAGCCGATCGAGGCGAGCCGCCCGACGACCACCGCCATCCCGCCGTTGATGATCGCGCCCTCGATCACCGCCTGCGTCAGCCCGGCGACCATCAGCCAGCCGCCGGCGCTCTGCTGCGCGTGGACGACGGCGGACAGCGCGCCCAGCGCCGCGCCGATGGCGATCGGGATCGTGATGGCCGAGGCCGCCGTGATGCGCTGCGCGCGGTGTAGCGTGAGCGCCAGCACGGTGAGCATCGCGAGCACGGGCACGTTCACGCTGCCCATCAGGCCCGTGACGATCGACATGAGGTCGATGCCGCCGCCGGGGGCGTCCTGCGCGACCGCCGGGGCGGCGAGCGCGACGGCGACGCAGACCAGCCACGGCAGCGCGCCAGTTCGGGTCAGTCGGTGCATGGGCCTACCCTCCATTCCACTGTTGGGCGGGCAGGCCGGGGTCGGAGCGAGGCGCCGTGGCGGCAGGCTCCCAGGCGGCGAGGCCGAATGTTGTTAGTCGTCTACCACATCGCGCGGCGGTGTCGAAGGTTGCGATTCCCGCCGGCGCAGCACCTCGATCACGCCGTAGAACGACCGGAGCTCGCCGGCGGCGTCGCCCCGCTCCTGCGCCTGCCAGAGCGCCCGGGCCCGTCCGAGCAGATCGGACTCACGACGGGTGAGCGGCCGAGCCATCACCGCTCCGATGCCTCAGCGGGGAGTGGCCCGTGCCGCCGCCCTTGCAGGTACAGGAAGGCGCAGAGCACCGACACGATCTGCCCGCAGCGATGGCACTGGACTTCGCCGGTGCGCAGCCGGCGCTTGGGGTCGCGAGAGACATCGCTGAACTGGTGCTCCGCGCAGCCGGAGAGCACGCCGATGCGCCGGGAATGGCGGAGCACTTCAAATTGGACCTGGAAGGAGGTCATGCTGTCATGGGCCGCCGGGCATCTGATGCGCCCCCGCTCCTCACGGCTCCCACGGCGCCGGCCCCGGCGTGCCCTCGGTGCCCGGCGTCCCGTCGGGCAGGCGCGGCGAGAACGCCTGCCGGCAGGAGTACATGATCGGCAGGAAGCGGCGGGTGATCTGGCGGCAGAACTCGAACCACGACGCACAGTCGATCTGCGCGGTGTCGTTCATTGTGACGCTCGCCGGGCACGCCGGCCTGCTGGTGTTCGTGCCCTGCGTGCCGAGCGTGAAGACCTTCGTGGTCGGCGTCCATCCGCCGTCCTCGAGCGTGTCGTTCGTGGCCTTGCCGCAGTTGGCGTCGACGTTCTGCCACGCCTCGTAGCAGGCGAACCAGCCGCCGGTATTGAAGAAGTGCGTCTGCGTCTCGCCCGGATCGGCTTTGATCTTTCCCGTCGGCAGCAGGTTGTTGAGGAACTGCCGCAGGATCGTGTCCATCATGTCGCGCGCACAGGGGCGGCTGATCGCGCCGTCCGGCACCGTGCCCTGGCCGTTGCCGCCGGGAAAGAGGTCCGGCCGCGAGTTGATCAGGTTGTTGCACCACTCACCGCTCGGACACTGGCTGTCGTCGGTGCACGGCTTCGCCGTGGTCGCGTTGCAGCGCCCGTAGCTCCAGAAGAACGGGAAGACGTGCTCGACCAACTCGCTGTAGACGTAGACGTCGTTGAGCCAGCGGCCCCATTCCCAGAGCGGGCCGTAGTATTGGTCGAAGTATTTCGTGAAATCGAGCGCGCCCGAGATCGGCGACGGCGGGCGCCCCATCCAGATCGAGATGTTGCGCGCGTCGGGAATCGAGCACTCCGGCGCGCACGGCGGCGAATAGCAGTCGGTGTAGTCGTCATCCGCCGCGCACGCGGGATAGGCGGCGGCGTTCCACTGCGCCGTGCAGCCGTAGGTCCACTTGAAGGCGGCGAAGTGCCCATCGGCGTGGAGCTTGCCGTCGGTGCAGAACGTCCTGGTCGCGTTGTTCCGGTCGCCACAGAGCATCAGGTTCGGGATCGTCTGCCCGTTGCAGCTGGTCGCGCCCGGCGACGGACACGGCTGGTTGTAGCCCGTGTCTTTGTACGCCCCGAACACCGGATAGGCGCACGAGTCCGGCGCGTATCCCCACTTGCAGTCCGGGTCGTCGGTGATCCCGAACCGCTGCACGATCTCGCGGAATCCACGCAGCAGCGTCGGCAGCTTGTTGCAGCCCTTGTTCACCGGCGCGCAGCTCGCCGACAGCGGCGACGGCGTGAGCGGCACGAGTGTCGCCGTCGGGGTGCCGGTCACCGTCTCGGTCGGTGTCGCGGGTCCGCCCGGCGTGACCGTCGGGACCGGCGTGCGCGTGAAGGTCGAGCCCGGCGTCGGTGAGGCGGTGAACGTCGGGGTGACCGTCTCCGTCGCGGGCACCGTGTACGTCGGCCACGCGGTGCACTGCGGCGGGCGCGGCAGCGCGGGATCGGAGCAGGCGAGCACGGGGAGCATGCCCGACTCGAGCTCCGGCTGCTGATCCACCGCGACGTTCTCGATGCAGTCGTGCACGATCACCGCCGCCTTCGCCGCCGCGTTGACCAGGCACGTCGAGCGCCCCGGATGCGCCTGCGAGTTGCCGCCGCGACACACGGGGTCGTTCTCGCCGCTGCACGTCGCGCGCTCGCCAGCGGAGCAGTAGCGGTGATCGGTGCACACCCCACCCGCGCCGCAGTCGGCGTCGATGACGCACGCGCAGTGCCCGATGCCATCGGCGCCGGCGAGGTGCATCTGGTCCTCGAGCCACAGCCACGGCCGCCCGCCCGTGTCGCGCTCGGCGGCGGCCTGGAGGTCGATCACCGCAATCGGCCCGAGCGTGGATGACTGCCGATAGCTGTTGAGCCAGGCGCGAAGCAGCGTCAGGTCCGCCCGCGCCACCTCATGGGCCGCCTGATACGGCTGGTCCGGGTATGGCGTCGCGTTGGGCAGCGGCGCGGTCCGCACGCCCTGCGCGTTGACGCTGGACTGCCACGCCGCCGGCAGCACGTTGAACAGGAGCACCGGAATCGCGCCGCGCTCGCGGATGGCGCGCAGCATCCCGATGATGTTGCGGTACACCGCATGGATCTGCACCCGCTGCTGGCACATGGCCGGCGGCGCGCAGACATGCCCCGGCGGCGAGAGGATCTGCACGCCGGGGTCGCCCGCCGCGAACGTGTACGGCTGACACCACGAGCCGTAGGGATCGAGCGGCGACGGGTCGTTCGCGCAGTCGGCCGGCGTGACGCCATCGGTCGGCGTGCAGCCCTCGCCGTAGTCGGGGCCGCTGATGCAGTGCGCGTGCGCGTCGGCGGCGTAGTCCTCGCCCAGCCCGTAGACGAGATTCGCGGTGCAGCGCGTGCCCGGCCCCCAGCAGCGGCCGTCACGCGGCGCCGTCGCCGTGCGGACCATCTCCTCGACGAGCACGGCGCTCACGTCCACGATCTCGACGTCCGCGAACATGTTCGCTCCGCGCTCCACGGTGCCGTGTGGCGTGCAGTCGCCGCCGTCGGTGGTGATGTCGGATTCCAGGCGGCGGAACTCCGCGCCGAGCCCATGGCTGATGGTGCGCGAGCAGAGCATGTCCGCGCCGGGCACCATCCAGCCGAGCCAGGGGAAGAGCCGCGCGGTCTGGTCGTTGCCGACAATCGCCACCCCGCAGCGGTCGTCGCCGTCGCGGTCGGGGCAGCAGGCGCGGCTCGGCGGCATCGTCCACGTCGGGGTGGCGGTGACGCTGGGCGTCCGCGTGGCGGTGCTGGTGCGGGTGCCCGTCGCCGTCACGGTCGGCGTGGGCGTGATCGTCGGCGTGCTGGTCGGTATCGTGGTGTTGGTCGGTATCGTGGTGTTGGTCGGTATCGGGGTGTTGGTCGCCGTGCCCGTGACCGTAGGCGTCGGCGTGAACGGCGGCCCGATCACGTTGTCCTGCGAAAACTCAATCCAACTCGCCTTGGTCGTGTCCGTGCTGCCAACGCCGGACAGATCCGTGCCGTTCGTTCCCCCTCGCCACAGGGTCCCGCTGCGGGCCACGGCGCTCGACGACGTGTGGAAGCCGATCTCCGCGACCAGATAGTCGCCGGCTTGCGGCGGCGTGCTGCCCGTGCCGCTGCACGCCCCGCTGCCGGTGGCGATCGAGAGCGCGCTCTGGTTGACGACGGAGCACGGACCGGCGGCGCTGTTGCAGCCCCACTCGTTGCTGGTGTTGTCGACGGTGCCGCTCACCGCCATGTCGAGTAGCGTGCAGCGCACGGCGGACGTGCTACTGCCCTGCGCGTAGTAGATGTGCAGCGTCGTGAGCGCATTTTCGCCGTTCGCGCTCTCCTCGGTCATCAGCGCAAAGGCGAGCGTGCCCGACACCGCGCCGGACGCGGGGAGCGGCCCCTCGGACACGAACCGCGTGACGAGATAGCTGGCGGTCTCGTTCACGACCTCCGTCGTCGTCGCCGAGGTGGCCGTGCCGCTCTTGGTCAGGCCCATCCGCGCCGACGGAGCGCCCGCAGGGTTCGGCGCACACAGGGATGACCAGCTCCCCTGCGGGGTCGGCACGAACGGGGCCGCCGCGTTCTGCAGATAGATGCGCGTCGCGGCGCTGGCCGGCGCGGCGACCAGGAGCGCGAGCAGCAGCGCGACGCCGCTCAGTCGCCGCCACATGCCCACTGCACCTCGAACACGCGCGAGCCCTGGCAGCCGCTGCCTGACGCGCTGATATAGAGGCCGGCCCCGTCGCCGGCACTCCAGCCCTGCCCGTGCGCGGCACCGTCACTGTAGCTGGTCTCGCCCGCCGCGAGCGCCACCACGCCGGTTTGGCTGACGCCCTCGACGGTCGGTCCCGCCGACACCGTGCAGCCCGAGGGGATCGCGGACAGCGCGCCCTCGTCGAACGCGGTCAGGGACATCCCGAGCAGCGTGCAGCCGACCCCGTACTGCGGCGTCTCGGCGTTGGCGCGCACGTCCGTCGGGCCGTAGCCCGAGAGCGTGCAGAAGTACGTGCCGCCGTTCAGCGGCACCGGCCCGCAGTGCGCCGACGCGGTGTTCAGCGGCGCGATCGGGACGCCGTTGCGCTTCGGCGGGTCCGCCCCCACGAAGTCGCACACGTCGGTCGTGCAGACGCCGAACGACGCGAGCAGCGCCGTGTCGAGCGTCGGGACGTAGGTGGGCGCGAGGCCGAACGTCACCCACCGCGCGTCGGTCTCCAACGAGGCCGTCAGCGTCGCGTCCGCCTGGAGCCCGTACGGCCACGGGTCATCCGCGACGCGCACGCCGTCGGCATCGAAGAACTCACTGAACGGGCGCGACGTGCCCTGGCAGCGGAACGCGCCCGTCGCGGCGTCGGTCTTGTAGCAGTAGATCGAGCCGTCGTCCTGCGGCAGCGACCAGAAGTTATGCACGCCGGTCACGCCCGAATCGCCGCGCTCGGCCCACAGATTGTCGGTCGGCGTCGCCGTCGGCGTGCGCGTGATCGTCGCGGTCGGCGTCTTGGTCGCCGTCGCCGTGCTCGTCGACGTGGCCGTGCCCGTCGCCGTCACGGTCGGCGTGGGCGTGATCGTCGGCGTGTGGGTGACCGTGCCGGTGTGCGTCACCGTGCCGGTGTGCGTCGGCGTCGCGGTGATCGTGCCAGTCGCCGTCGCCGTGCCGGACGGGGTCGGTGTCGGGGTCGCGGGCGCGCTGCGGATGTTGAAGGAGAAGTAGGCCCAGCTCATCGACGTGCCCGAGGTCACATCGGTCGTGCCCCAGGCGCCGGCGGACGGCATAATCCCCGCCGCGACGCCCAGCTCGCCATCGTCACCGAGGAGCGTGGAGGCGTCGACGTACTTCGTGAGGCCGGTGAGGTTGCCGTTGGCGAAGCTGCCGAAGTTGCTGCCGTTCGTGCCGTTGTTGCTGCCCGCGGCGATCGCGATCACCAGCGAGTTCGCCACGGTCGCCGTCGCGCCGGGAATGTGGACGCCCCCCGTGATGCCAGAGATGTTTTGCGCGGAGACGTCGAACGGCGCGCTGGTATTCCACGCCGCCACCGTCAGGATCGCGCAGAGCAGATGGTCGACGTTCTGCGGTACGGCGCAGACTTCGCAATCGCCGTCCACGTCCGCGTCCTGCGCCTTGTGATAGAAGACGGTCGCCTGCACCGCGCGCGTCGCGTTTTGCGACGGCGAGCCGGGCACCGGGTCCCATCCGCCCGGCTGCGCGAACGTAATGTTCCGCGACTCACAGATGAGGATGAGCAGGTCATCTTTCTGTGTGTCGGGGTGCACCTCCATGTGCGTCAGCGGCGTGTTCGGCCCCGCTGCCGCGACCGCCCCGACGCCCCGCACCACCGGCTGCGCGTGCGCCGCGCTCGCGCAGACGCACAGCACCAGCCCCGCCAGCCACCACCACCGCGTCATGGTCCCCCCTGTGCGGCGCACCAGCACGAGAGGCTGATGCGTCCGTCGTTGTCCGCGAATCCGTTCGACCGCCGGGACGTGACGACGACCGACTCGTCCTCGATCATCCGCACGCCGATCGGGCGCGTCGGGTCGAGCGCGTTGCTCTCGCTCGCCGCGCCGTGGACCGTGCCCCACAGGAGTGGCGCGCCGTGCAGGCCGACGTCGTAGCCGCCGGGGACGGCGGCCATCGTGGTCGCGAGACAGTTCACCACCGTCGCGCCGGCGGCGAGCGTGCCCGCGCTCTCCGCCGTGTCGGCGGACGCCGTCGTGGCGATGGTCTCGGAGAGGCAGGGGGTCGGGGTGCCGCCGCCACCGACCGAGCCGACCGGAACGCACGCCGGCAGGTTGACGTCGGAGCGAAGGACGTAGACGCAGCGCGGGTCGGATGGCGGCGTGGGCGCCGGCGTGACCCACTGCAGCATCTCGACCGGGATGCGCGCCGTCGGCAGCGCCGTGCCGGTGATGGTCGGCGGCGCTGTGCGGGTGGGCGTCCCGGGCGCGGGCGTCGACGTCTCCGTCGGGGTGCGCGCCGGCGTCCACGTCGTCGTGCGTGTCGGGGTCGGTGGCGGCGTAGCTCCAGCGGCCGTTGCCGCCAGGAGAACGCCGGCAACGAGCCAGGAGCGTGCGATGCGCATCGATCAGGTGAGCGGCCAGTGCGCGAGGTTGCGGACGCGCAGCGGGTACTCGAGCGTGCGCCGGCCGCCACCGGGCAGCAGGATCTCGGCGGTGAGGAGATGCGTCTCGTCCGGGACCTGCAGGCAGCGCTGGCCTGCCGGGCAGTCGGCCGCCGACTCGCAGGCGGTGCCGCCGGCGACGGAGCAGAACCCCGATCGCACGATCGCCTGCGCCGCCGAGGGCAGGACGAAGCGAACCGTACTGCTCGTCGGGCTGACGCTGGTCGCCGCGAGCAGCTCGGTGCCGGTCGCCTGGTCGTGCACGACGTAGGTCACCTGCTGTGCCCGCAGCGGCACGTTGTAGACGCTCCGCACCACGAACGTCACGGTCAGATCGCTGCCCTCGGTCGGGAGCTTGTCGAGCGTGACGTCGACGCTCGGCCACAGGCAGTCGAGCGCATCGACGCTGAATGCCTCGGGCGTGCGGGTGAGATCGGGCGTCAGCGTCGGCAAGCCGGCGGTCGTGGTCGCCGTCGCCGTGACGGTCGCGG